CCCCTTTCGGGGAGACCGTGCTTTAGTGCAACACCCCCACTGTTGTGGGCTAGAACGTGATTGCTATTCGCGTATCTAGCAGGCCCGTTAGGGTCTGGAAGAGAGCGGAAACAACCGCATCCTTCACACTCTCTCCATACGGAGGAATCTATGTCTAAGACTCTTTCTCGTCCTACTTCGTCAGGGTTTGTCTTTTCGCCGGACTTACTTTTGAACGGCGTTCCGATTCTCCCTTCTACGAAGTATAAACGTGACTATGAGCTCTTAGAAGAGCTTGTGGATTCCAGTCATCCCTGGCCCCCACCAAAGGGGTCAAATGGAGATTACGGCGGAAGTTTTCACGTCCGTCGTGCTCGCTGGGACGTTAACCTCGGTTGGGGTTATCGCCCGGATACTGGAGGTATTGGACAGTTCGGCTGGGGGGCTCAAGAGCCCGTAGAAACCCGGAACGGACCATTCAATACATCTTCTCTACCAGCATTGATATCTTCGTCAACTATGTTGGCTGAAGGTACCAAGGGCTGGGCGAAGTTCAAACCTACCCGCTCTCAAGGCGGGCTTGATCAGTTCTTCGGAGAAATCCACCAGCTGCCATCCGTTTCGAAGATCAAGGATCTTCGGCTGGCCTTCTTGGATATGCGTGGAAAGCACGGTTGGAACATTCCAATTTCGTGGCGTACGCGCACATTCTTGAAGACCGGTTCCGATAATTTCTTGAACTACGTTTTCGGCTGGCTCCCTCTTATTAGCGACTTGCGGGACGCTGCCCGTAATACGATTCTCTTAGAGAAGCGTCTTACACAGCTTTACCGTGATAACGGAAAACCCGTTCGTCGCTCTGGGACTATAGATTCCTACAGTGATACCAGTGTAACCAATTCCAAAGGTAATGGTACCGAAGGATGGTTATTTCCTGGTTTCCCTGCTCTGACCGACATGGATAAGTCCGTAACAGTTACCACAGAGACAAAATTTCTATTCTCTGGTAGGTTTCGCTACTATATACACTTTCCGTCGGGGCCTCCCAAGAAAGGAGTTCCCTTTGCGGACGGTATACCTAGTCGTGAAAAATACCAATTGAATAGGATTCTCTATGGTGGGGAGATTACTCCCCAAACACTGTACGAAGTTACCCCTTGGTCCTGGCTTGTAGACTGGGTTACCCCTCTTGGGGATCTCATTGGCAATTTTGTCAATGACTCAGTCGACAATCTAGTCGCAGACTACGCTTACGTCACTGCTTATCAAAAGCAGTCTACGTCTTACGTAGTCAGGGCTAAAGGACTACCTTATGGTGTCCAGCCTTTCGAGGCGCGGTCAACTCTTACTACTGAGTTGATCCAACGCCAAGGAGCGAGTCCGTATGGATTTGGTCTTTTGTATTCGGACTTCAGTCCGAAGCAATTGACCATTTTGTCTGCTTTAGGCATCCAAAGATTCCTAAAGTGACACTCACCTTTTGTGTGTGTCTAACCTCTCAAGGAGCCGTGCCATGTTGGCAGACCCTCAATCAGTCACTTACAATTCCGGATCGGTTTCCCTTCCGGCAATTGCCCGTGGCGCCAATACTTCCAAATACCAGAAGGACGACGGGACGATGGCTCTCACCATCTCCCACGCCCTTGGTAAGCGGAATCGATCGACGGTTCGTCTCGATTTTTCTAAGATCGCGGCGGACCCTCTGATCTCTGCGCAAAACATCAAATACTCGATGTCTGCGTACCTCGTCATCGATAGGCCAGTTACTGGCTTTACCGTTGCCGAGGCGAAGCTTGTCGTGGATGCGCTCACTGCGTATCTTACGGCTTCTTCGGGCGCCAAGGTCACCAGTGTTCTTGGCTTCGAGAGCTAGTTGGAGTGCGGTACATGTACCGTCTTCTTCGAGCTCTCTATGCTATCCTACTGGTGGTTGCGGGGATTTTGTCGCTTAAGTTTCTTTCGGAACTTATGCTCTTCTTCCCTGCACACTGAGGTGGGCCGCACATGGCTATGGACTCGTTAACGCCTCCTTAGGAGACGCAGCGATGAAAAGCCTTATGCGACTACTTGAGTGTGTGCTAGCAGATGCTAGCATATGGTGTGGCACCAGCACCACTAGAGATTTTAACACGATCTCTAGACGTGTGGAGCACGAGGGTATATCGTTTTTAACGATAACCTTACCTGTCTTTGGTCAAGACTTCGAAAGAAGCCTTGAACTTGGACACGTAGACCCAACTGGCTTTCTTAGCTTTAAGAAGTCAGCAGCTCTCCCTTGTCTATTTAAGGGTTTGCTTAGTCTCGTGTTTCATGCTAGTACCGGAGTCCTTTGTTCGGAGCCGTCTATCGATGCTATTTATGCAATCCGTCAGGTTTGCTATCTAGCAAAGAAAGTGCTCCTTCCTTGTTCACCTGAACGTGAAAGGAGTGCCTTTGATGGCTACCTTACAACCGACGAGTCCGTTTTGTCTTTCGAGCGTGGATTGGATCATTGCTGGACATCTGGCCCAGCAGTTGATCGATACCGTCTCGAAGCCACTGTCTCTTCAGTTCAACAATCCTTCGGAGAGTTGGACTGTGGGCCAAGCTTTCGATTACTGTCTCGAGAGGGACAGCTTCGGCTTGGACCCGGCACTTCGTCTCCTGAGCAACTCGAACACTTTAGAAGCGTTTCGAGATTGCTCTGGGGATCTGTACTCAACGATGGATCTTCTCGATTCCATCCTGAGCGCATGGTGCCAAGACATGGTCCTGGGGCCACTGCTGAGCGTACTTCTGGAAACCAGAAGTTTCGACTCAGGAGATGGCACCAGAGACTGGACAAGTCTTTTCCGCCTGAGCTCTTTTGTATTCCAAACTTTGGATACTTTGGAGACCTAGACGAGATTGACTTTGTCGGCCCGGAACATGAGACACCTGTTAGGGTTATCTCAGTTCCTAAAACGCTGAAGACGCCCCGGATCATTGCCATCGAGCCCGTATGTGTGCAATACACACAACAGGCCGTGATGGAAGTCCTGGTAGATCTTCTTGAGACACACCGCCTTACGGCGGGTCGGATCAATTTTAGTGATCAGACTCTGAATCAGAAGATGGCACTGAGCTCCTCTGTTTTCGGTCATCTTGCGACGATCGATCTCAAGGATGCCTCGGACCGCGTCTCCGCTCAGCTCGTTTGGGAGATGCTCGCTGCACATCCTCACTTTCGTGAGGCTGTGTTTGCGTGTAGATCCCTACGCGCTGAGGTTCCTGGTCATGGTATTCATACTTTGGCCAGGTTCGCGTCTATGGGTTCTGCGTTGTGTTTTCCCATCGAGGCGATGCTGTTTTACACCATCATCCTCTCGGCAATAACACGTCGCAGTGGACGCCGGCTTACTCTCAAGAGCCTATTAAGAGCATCTGAGAGTGTGCGTGTCTATGGAGATGATATCATTGTCCCCATAGATTGTGTGCAAGACGTGTGGAATGAGCTCGAATGGTTTAACCTTCGAGTGAATGATCGCAAGACTTTCAGAACTGGGAAGTTCCGTGAGTCTTGTGGTCTGGATGCCTACGCAGGTATCCCGGTAACACCGGTATACGTTCGACGTTTGCTTCCTACCACACGCCATGACGCCGCTGAGCTCATAAGTGCTGTTTCTCTTGGTAACCAGTTTTACAAGGCTGGCTACTGGAGAACTGCCTCTTACGTGCGACAACATGTGGAATCACTAGCAACGATTCCCCATGTTGCTGAAAACTCAGCCATCTTGGGCTGGAACTCCGTATGTGTTAAATACGAAGTTCAGCGTTGGGATAGCCAGTTACATCGTTGGCTCGTTAAGGGCCACGTTGTATCTGCCATCGCTAGAAGAGACCCTTTACAGGGATCTTCCGCTCTGATGAAGTTCTTTCTCAAGCGTGGTCAAAAGCCACTTGCGAGAGGGCACTTGGAACGTTATGGACGTCCCGTTGCCGTTCACACCAAGCAGCGGTGGGGCCAGCCTTACTAAGCTGGTACTGCGGGGTTTCCCTTAATTAGGATTCCCGTTAGGAGGAGG